ATGCCACGGAATATCGTAGACCTTGAAAAGAGTGCAATCAAATTCTGGCCTGCCAAGCTATCCCAGCAAGAGCAATCGTCAAGCGTGATTCCACGCCTAATCGAATCTCAAGAGAAATTCATCGCCGTCCTTTATGTCTCCGATGCTTCGCCAATCGCTTGGCAGAACACGCTACACACCACTACGGGTCTACCACCGAATTTGTTTCTCAAGCATCTTGTTGTCCTATCGGATGTTGGCGGCGAAAAGCTACAGCGATATCGAAAGGAACTGCCGACATGGTTTCCACACGGCTACATGACGTTTCGATGGAAGGATAAAGAGCATAAGTACCAATTCAAGAGTCTAGGATTTGTCAAAGCGTGGACGAATGGTGCGTTGCAAATCGCTGGCGAAGACATGCTACAACCGGCCTCGCTCTCGCTTGCAATGGAAGATGTGGCCATGTTGTTGCTTCACGGCGGTTCCGCAATCGAACCGGGCTTGCCCGATGACCTCATTGAAAAGTGCATCATCGGGACGTTGATCGGTCGAAATGCAGAGCTAGATACCTTTGTTCGCCAGAGGTATATCCACGTCAGCCGTATCACTGGTGGTGCCACAGCGAATACGATGGGCCAACTGTGCCAGACCTACGTTCGTACCTATTTGATGAAGCGGCTAACAACTTGGGATTTCTCAAGGCACACCATACCCGGCATCAGCCACAACGAAGGGCAGACCGATACAGCCTTTGACCTCGTGGCCACGTCTCCATCTGGCATTTCTTGTGCAATCGAAGTGAGTTTTCAAGTTACAACCAATTCGACTATCGAGCGTAAGGCGGGTCAAGCTCAACCACGCTTCGACCTTTTGCATACGCACGGCCACAAGATAGCATACGTGATTGATGGTGCCGGTAATTTTCAGCGTGTAAATGCCCTCCGTACAATCTGTAATTTCAGCGATTGTACGGTTTCTTTCAGTGACAGCGAACTAGATGCACTCGTTAAGTTTCTTGAGAGCATTGCATAAAAGGATTTATCATGGCACACGTCAGCGACGATGCAAAACGATTGCGAACTACAACTATCACGGCCAATACACTGGACGCACTACATCGTCTGAAAGACGACGGCAAGAGCGTGTGGTTGTTTGTACTGCCCTCTGGACGCACCATAGCGGATTCAGTCCATTCTGATGAGTGGCGAAATCAGCTAAAGCCATTTGCAGCATCCTTGCCTACAACCTCGATTGTTGGCATCCTTACATCGGCTCAAGATGCGGCGGAAACTCTACCATCACTCACAGACGTACTCACTTTTCAGTTGTGGGTTGCAGTGAAGTTGCAACCGTCCGCTACTGACGACGCAACCCGGCTGAAAGAAAACCACGCTGCACTACTAATCCTATCACGTTACACTAGCTCGCTTCGTCACACGAAAACACGCATTGCGTATACCTATTGCCCTTTCTGTGATAAGACTACAAAGGACTACGGCGGGAAAAAGCACACATACCACGGATATGGTACACTGATGTCGGACGTTTGGCGGGACATTCAACTTGAGCCTAACGCATTCCCAGAATCCGTAATTGATCGGCTTGCGACATTGTTCGGCCTTGATCCGTACAAGCGACTACAGATAGTAGACCTACGCAACAATGACTCGCTTCGGCCCATCGAAGTACAAATCAAGAAAGCAAGGCAAAAGAAGGCTACTGGCGTCTCATTGGCTTCACAACTAATCAAGGGCGATTCAATTTCCGAACTCCGCAAGCTACCGGAGGACTCTGTAGATTTTTGCTTCGCAGACCCGCCATATAATTTGGACAAACGATACGATATTTGGGATGATGCCCTTGATGTAAACAACTACCTCGATTGGTGTGGCGAGTGGATACACGAAATGGCAAGGGTAGTTCGACCGGGCGGTACGTGTGCCGTCTTGAACATTCCAAGTATCGCCGTGAAGCACTTTCACCAGATGAAAGCGGCGGGCCTCACTTTCCAGAATTGGATTGTGTGGGAAGGGCTAAGCCTACCAGTGCGAATGATAATGCCCGCCCATTATTCTATCGTTTGCTTTACGAAGGGTGCCGCACGGCCACTACCGGGCCTTACGAATGGAGCGAGTGACAAAGAGGCTCTACAGACTATGAAGGAATGCTACTGCATTCGTCAAAGCTGTGTACAAGCTCGCAAGCACGCACAAGAGAATGACAAGGAACTGATTTCCGATCTTTGGTGGGACATTCACCGGCTCAAGCACAATTCACGAAGGGTAGATCATCCGTGCCAGTTACCGCCAGCTTTGATGTATCGTCTTATCGCCACATTCACTACCCCAAACGAGAGTACATTAGACGCTTTCAACGGTGCCGGGACAACTTCGCTATGTGCCGACATCATTCACAGAAAGTACATCGGGCTAGAGCTATCTGAGAAGTATTTTGATATGGCCACGGAGCGGCACCAACAGCTAGAAAATGGTGTTGATCCGTTTGCCAAAGGATCAAACGTGCCTAAAGCCAAGAACAGCCGAGTAAAGAGGATTGGCGGTATCAAGTACAAAGTGCCTAAGAAGACACTCCAGCTAGAAGTGAGGCGGATTGCGGCAGAGTTGCAACGGATGCCTACTCGTGACGAGCTAGAAAAGTTTAGTAGCTTTCCGTCTTGGATGTATGACAAGTATTTCATTAGCTGGGGTGAAGTGTGTGCTGCTGCCCGTACCACTGGAATGACAGAGACTAGAACGCCAAAGAGGAACAAACGGCAAGAGGCACAGTAGCAACTCTCGCACAAGCTGGCTTTTGTTCACTTTCTGTTTTGCCATTGGTCTACCTCTTTTGCAAGTGAGTGTGTACGTCAGTGGAACTATACACTGGCAGACAAGATTGGCAAGGCGAGAGCGGAGTTTATATCGTCAAGCGGTACTAGGTGGATGCCACTGCCTCTTGATCTAGCCGACAATACCACGCAATCCTTGCTCTTTGCTGCCTTGCGTTCCGACCATACGAAATCAGAAAAACTACCAGCGTGCCGTATCGCAACGGGCTTTCCCTTGAAATGTAAATCTTCTCCGTAGTAAACGTCCCGGTGATGATTCTTGGTGGTCGTGCCGAAATAAGAAAGATAAAGTGCAACGTGGATTTCACGGATTAGCCCGCAATGAGCTTGGTAGACCCACGGGCGGGAGCTTTCGCCCAGATCGGCTACAACGTCATCCACGGCGGGGATAGCGTCATCAGAAAACACCCTCTGCCAGAGAAGCGGCATGAGAAACGGGCCGTTGAAATACCCTCTCGCTCTGGCGAAAAGCACACCATTGTATTGCCACTGCCGAGCGTGCAAGAGAAATGATTTTTTTAGTTTATCGGGACGATGTATTGGAATGTCTTGATCTTGTGTTACTCCCATACTGTATATAGGAGAGTGGAAATAATTCATCACCAAAGGGTAAATAGGATATGGGACACAAGAATTTCTGGTTAGCTAAGGGCGAGCTAGAGGCAAAGCAACGGGACATACTGGCAGACCGTCTAGCAACGGAACTTGTCCAGCATCATAAAGATTTGATTATTGAGGCAGTGAAAAAGGAACTCGAATTTATCACGCTGTTGGATTTTCTTGACAAAGACAACGAAAGAAAAGCGAGTGAGGCACTACTATAGAATAGCTTTTACTCCCTTAAAGGCAGAGAGCGAGCGTTACTCGCTCTCGAATTCTCCTAAGAAGGAAACGGCCTACTCTTGCGAGTAGGCCGTTTCTGTTATTGACACTGTTTCCATACATATCACAAGATGTTACGTTCAATGAAACCTTGTCCGGTTTGTGGTAGGGCTACTCGTGGTGTGTGTTGCCGAGTGCAAACGAGACAATCAAGCCGAGAGCGTGGGTATGATGCCCGATGGGATTTGCTCTCGGCTCTGTACAAGTTAGCTCACCCGATTTGCGAGCGATGTAGAAAGCACTCTGCCGAGATTGTCCACCATATAGTACCCGTGAGTACCGACCCTACCAAGCGGCTTGAATGGAGCAACCTACAATCGCAATGCCGGGTGTGTCATAGTGATACCCACAAGCAAAGAAACTTTTAACCTATGGCCAGCGAACCGGCTCCCAGCCGTGTAGATTTTTCGCCCGTTTTTTATGCCGCTTTCTCGCTCTATCAATTCCACGGCGATGCCCATAGCACGCTCTAGGAAGCGATTCTAGCCACTTTGTTACTACATAACGATATGACCCCTATTGAACTCAACCATATCAAGGCAGAAACGTGGCGAGCGTTGAAGGACTACAACCTAGACTCGGCAGATAGCCGCAACGTAGCCCGGTGGGAGAAACTCGCAAAGCTGTACGTTCAGATTTGCAAGCAACTTGCCAAGATGGAGACTACTAAGACAAGCAAACTAGATGCGTTCCTCACAAGTACCCGCCAAGTGGGTTAAAACAAAGAGCGATGAAGCGGCCTTAGATGCCGGTTGCTACTTCGATATTGCCTACGCCGAACGGGTGCGGGAATTCATCGGCACATTCTGCAAGCTGTCCATTGACGAATGGGCCGGTAAGCCGTTCCAGTTCCTTCCGTTCCAGTGGGAAGAAATCGTAGTCCCGCTCTACTCTTGGCGACGGCCCGACCATACACGCCGCTTCACACAAGCCTCAATCTGGATGCCGAAGAATAATGGCAAAAGCTGTCTGTGTTCGGCACTCTCGCTCTACGAATTGATCGGCAGTCAAACCCCGTCCGCAAATATCGTCGTAGTAGCAACCACGATAAGCCAAGCCAAGATCATCTACAAGTACACGACGGACATGGTAGCTCAAGACGAGTGCCTAAACGATGCTCTATGGACAAGAGACAACATCAACACAATCGAGTATGAGAACACCCGATCAACTTACAAAGTAATGAGCGGAGAAAAGGGCGGTAAGCACGGGCATCCAATTAGCCTACTACTCTTTGACGAACTAGCCGAGCAAGACAACCGGCAGCTATTTGAAGCCCTACGTTACAACGTCAACAAACGACGGAACTCGCTTTGCATCAACATAAGCACGGCGGGTTTTCGGCGTGAGAGTATCGGGTATGAAGAGTTCCAAAGAGCCGAGCGGATCATCAGCAACGAAATCGTGGACACGTCCACACTGCCAGTGGTGTATGCGGCCCGTGGTGATGAAGACTGGAAATCTCTTGACGTTGCCAAGCGGGTAAATCCGGCGTGGGGTATCACGGTCTTTCCAGACAAAGTACAAGAGGAATTAAGCCAAGCCATTTGCGAGCCACGGAAGGAAGCGGCCTACCGTACCCTACGGCTCAACCAGTTTTGCGGCGTGGCTACCGGGTGGATCAACTCGCAGCTATGGAGCGATTGCGGCACTCCCTTCAATGAGGCAGACCTACACGGCCTTGATGCGTGGGTGGGCTATGACATTGGCTTCAAGGGTGACTTATCCGCCTACGTCCTATGCGTTCCGAACAATGACAAAGTATATCTTGTGCCACGTTTCTTTTGCCCGGAACTAGGTGCGGAGCGGAAAGAACGTCAAGACAAAGTGCCGTACCAGCAATGGAGCAAGACGCCGAAATACAACTTCACGCTAACACCCGGCGAAGTCATCGACCCGGTTATCGTCCGTGAAGCGTTGCTTGAAGATAGCCAAAGATTTAACTTCATCGAAGTGGCGTATGACCCCACTAGAGGCTACGACGAATTCCGTCAGATATGCGAGCGTGATTACGGATGGACGATGATAGCAGTGCCGCAACGTGCCAAGTACATCGGTGCGTCTTGTGCGTGGTTAGAGCGGGCCGTATTGAGCAATACCCTGCGACACCCAAACAACCCGGCACTCAACTGGAATCTTGAGAACGTCGCAATCAAAGAGACGGCAGACGGGCCGTATCCGTACAAGGGTGCGGGAGAGACACAACGTATTGACGGCGTGTTAGCGGCGTTGATGGGCATTAGCAGATACCTTGTGAAAGACATATACACAGAAAGCGTTTACGAAAAAGCTGGCGTCACCCTCTAAATACGGTTGATGCCAAAGAAGAAAACAACACGGAAGCCGCAAGAGCGAACCATTACAAATTGGATGGGTATGCCATTCCGCAATACAGCGGCCCGCATAACCGTCACGCCAGAGAACGCACTACAATGTACTGCCGTTAAGCAAGCCGTTTATTGCGTCTCAAGTTCTATCGCTTCCTTGCCGTTGATCCTCTACCAGCGTCAAGCAGACGACAGTAGAGAACGTGCGACCGCACACCCGCTCTACAACCTACTTAAATCGCAACCGAACACGGACACCACGAAGGAAACTTTCTGGCAAAGTTTTCTTCTCAACTTGCTTTTGTACGGAGCGGGCTTCGCCGAAATCGTGCGTGATGGAGCGGGCCGGGTGCAAGGGCTTTACCTCATTCCAAGCCGCTCCGTACAAGTTCAAGTCAACCCAAACCAGAGCGTTGTATATCGGGTGAACGGCACACCGATCAACAGCGAAGACTTGTTTACCGTGGTGTACATGAGCATGGATGGGCTTACGCCTCTCTCGCCAGTGCATCTTGCTAAGGAAGCTATCGCACTCGCCAAGCGACTTGAAATCTTTACTGGTGCATGGTTCGGCAACTACGCCAGACCGTCTATTGCAATCAAGCATCCCGGCAAGTTGTCAGAGCAAGCCGTCACCAACATCAAGAACAGCTTCAAACATTTGTACGGCAATGACAACGTGGGTGATGTTGGCGTGTTGCAAGAGGGAATGGAGTTAGCCGAGTTTGGCAGCGATAACGAGAAATCCCAGCTACGAGAAATCAAAGACTGGTGTGTGGAAGAAATCGGCAGAGCATTCGGCATCAACCAAACCAAGTTGTTTTCTTTAGGACGTGCGACGTGGGGAAACCTTGTCGAATTGAACTCCGATTTCATCCAGACAACGCTAATGCCCATCACCAAGAAAATCGAGAGCGAGATTTCAAGCAAGCTGTTGATAGGTGCGGAGCGTGACGAGTATTTCGCAGAGTTCCTTTTCGATGACTTGCTAAAGCCAAAGACATTGGAGCGTTACCAAGTCTACCAGATTGCAACGTCAGCGGGCATTCTCACGATTGACGAAGTACGAGCTATGGAAAATCGAAGCCCGCTGCCAGAGGAAGAAAAACCAGCGGAAGAAAACCAAGACAACAACATAGATACGGAAGATGGAAACGAGACTACAGACAACGGAACTGGCGATACGGGAGCAAGCGAACCAAGCGAGTAGTGTAGCGGGCTATGCCGTGTATTGGAACAAACCCGCCGTCATCACGGACACCACGGGCCGCAAGTTCCGAGAGACGTTCAAGCCAAACTCATTCACGTTTGACGAAGTGTTCGGCCTAGTCAACCACGATATACGCAACATCCTTGCGACAAGATCGGCGGGACTGATGACGGTTGAGCAAGATCAACACGGATTGCGTTTTGAAATCACACTGCCAGACACGACACTTGGCAGAGACACCCTATCAAACGTGCGAGCGAAGAACTACAAGGGTGCAAGCGTGGGCTTCAATGTCGTAGAGGATAGATGGGATTTCAAAGGACAACCCAGCGTTGACATTTTGAAAGCCGAGCTAAAAGAAATTTCACTGACTCCAATACCAGCACACACCAGTACGGTTAGTGTGCGATGCGTGCCGCTTGTGAATTTGAGCGACAAAAAACGGCAACTCTACAAAATTCTGTTGCCGAGATAATAGATAGAGAAAAGGTTTTGCAAAGAGGAACTATGGTCAAATCAGTAGAGTTGAAACAAGAAAGAGCAACACTTATTGCCGATGCAAAGAGAATGCTTGATCTAGTCGAAAAGGAAAACCGTGCATTCACGGACGACGAAGAGAATACCTACAACTCCATCACGCACAAAGCCGAACACTTGCGGGATGAAGTAACGAAAGCCGAGCGGCGTGAGTGGGTGGAAAATGCCGAAGTTGAAAACAAGCGGATTGAACGAAAGATCAAGCCGCTTGTGGTTCGCACTTCCGAGCAATCGGGGAACTTGAACCGTGCCTATCTGGACTGGTTCCGGGCCGGGTTTACTCGTATCTCCGATGATGCCCGTGAGAATGCCGCATTGTGCGGTGTTGATCTGCATTCCAGAGATTTGCATATCTGTCAGCAAACCAGAGACATTACCAAGACGACGGGTGCTGATTGGGTGCCGGAAGAGTTCTACAACCAAGTCAATGACAAGCTCTTGTCAATGGGTAGCATGTTCTCCCTTGCAAACAAGATTCCGACCAATAACGGCAACGTCATTACCGTGCCTCTTTCCGATGATAGCACTAATAAAGCCGTCATTACCAGTGAAGCAAACGACTACGACGAAGCAGACCCGACACCCGACAAGATTGCATTGAATGCCTACAAGTACACAACCAGCGTACAAGTAAGCCGTGAAATGCTTGAAGACAACAGCTTCCCGCTTGAGAGCTACATCGTATCGGCTCTCGGCACTCGCCTTTCCAGAGGCATTGAAGAACATCTTGCCGTAGGCGACGGCACGGGCGAGCCGCAAGGCATCACCGTGGGTGCGGCAGCGGCTACGACAAGCGAAACCACACTGACCTACGATTTGCTTGTGGACATTTACACCAGCATTGACCCGCTCTACTTGAGCGGCGGCAATATCGGGTGGATGATGAATATGTCCACGTTCGGTGCTGTTCTCAAATTGACTGACGAGAACATGCGGCCTTTAGTTTGGACCAGCAACGACAGCTTGAAATCCGGCGTGATGGGTACGCTACTTGGCTACCCGATTTACATTCATCCCGATTTTGAGAGCATTGCAGCGGCTTCCGGCTCTGGCTCTGCCGTGCCTATTGTGTTCGGGAATTTCTCGAACTATTGGGTACGCACCGTGAATAGCATCTATTTCCAGAGGCTTTCGGAACTCAACGCCAAAAAAGGCTTGGTGGATTTCTTGGTAGACTACAGACTCGATGGAAAGATTGTATCTGCCGGTAGCCCGCTAGTTGGTTGGCAACTCGCCTAACAAACATTAGGGTACACATTCACAACAACAAAACAAAAGTGTACCTAACTGTACCTTTCTAATTTACAAAGACGCCAGCGTATGCTGGCGTTTTTGTTTTGATGGAGACTACATATCGTGTATGGCACTAACGCTACTTAATCCGCCGACAGAGCAAGTCGTATCTCTAGCTGAGTACAAGGAACATATCCGAGTAACTACGGACTACGAAGACACCTTGCACGCTCTCTATATCCAGACGGCAACCAGCATTTTTGAAAGCTATACCGGCTTAGCGTTGCGTGAACAGCAATGGCGGATAACGCTTGATGACTGGTTTGACAAGTTGCAACTACCGAGAAACCCCGTCATCTCGATTGATCGTTTTGAGTATTACCACGACGACGAATGGCATCCGTACACGGCCTACGTTTTCAACGACACCGAACGGCCCGCTACGTTGCTCACGCTCGATACTCCCGCACTCGATTACTACTCGTCTCCGAAGATTGCGATTGAGTACACCAGCGGGCAATTTGGGAGTGGAAGCGGTGCGATAGAGGACACGATTAAGTTTGCGATTATGACGCTGGCGGCTCACTTCAATGAGCATCGGGAAGCGTTCACGACGGAGAAGCTAGAGGCGTTGCCTTTCACGTTCACGGCCATTGCGAACTTGTACAAGATCGGAGTATTTGAGCTATGAACGCTGGGCAGCTAAGGCACTTTGTCACTATTGAAGTTCCGACCGTGGTAAGCACGGGCATCCGTGGGCAAGATCAACTGGCTTACACGGAACTCGGCAGCGTATGGGCCGACATTGAACCGCTACAAGGAAAGAAGCTGGAGATTTCACGCCAGCTTGTAGCCACCGCAACGCACCAGATTACCACTCGACACCTACCCGGCGTAGTGCCGGAAGCACGGGTGTTGTTTGGTCAAAGAATGTTTCAGATTGGCTACGTCATCAACAAAGACGAGAGGAATATCACGCTGCAAATGCTCGCAACGGAAGTGCAATGATTACGGGTGTAGAGGCTCTGATTGCCAAGCTGCAAACGCTGAAAAAGACAAAGAGCAAGGCAGCACTCCGCAAGGGTGCAAGAGCCGGTGCGAAGATCATCGCCACGGCAGCAAAGCGACTTGCACCACGACGCACGGGCAATCTTGCCAGAGGCATCAAAGTCAAGGCGTTGAAGCGTAGCCGTGTTTGGACTGGTGTTGCGATAGAGCTAAAAGCCAAAGACATAGGCAAGGACATTGATACGTTTTACGCTCCCTTCGTGGAACTCGGCACAAAGAAAATGGAAGCCGTGCATTTCCTAGAGCGAGCGGCGAAACAAAACGAGAACGCAGCGATGAGTACGGCACTGAATGTAATCAAACAAGAAATCGAGAAATGACGTGATTGATTCATCCTTATACCAATACCTTGATACTCTTCTAAACTCTGGCAGCGGCCCGCAATGGAGCATCCAAGAGGGGAAGATAGACTTCACGAAAACCGCACCGTGGGTATGGTTCCGGCGTTCAAGCACAATTCAAGAACGGCTACTAGACGGCACGCCGTTAGACAACTTCACCAGTCAATTCGATGTTGAAATCGTTTCGACGGACATTGATGAAGTACAAGCCACGACGGACTTCATTAAAGCCGGTTTGCAATCCATCGTGTACCTTGTGATGGGTGAGACGAAAGTATTCTCTGTTAGTGTGGAAGATCATCAAGACGATTATGTTTCCCGCACCGTGCTAGACACAGATGAGGGGTTGCATATTGCGGCGTTGTTTATCACATTTCTACACAGAGGATGATATATAATGTAACTCTATTTCATTGTGAGGACTAATGGTAGTAAAGAGAAGTGGTACGGGTGTTACGATAGGATGGGACGTAGACGGCGGAACTAGCTACACACTCATTGGCATAGTGGTAGACGGCGACAAAACAGAGGCGAAATGGGCTACAGCGAAAACATCTTTGCTGGCAGACTCGGCAGATACCTTTGTCAAAACGTCCTATGACCCCGGTGAGTTCAAGTTTACCGTTGTATATGATCCAGACGATAGCGGCTACCAAGCACTAGAGGCTAGTTTCAAGGATGTAAACTGTCCCGCTCCATCGTGGGAGATTACATTCCCCGATCAAGATTGTACTGGTATTGGCAGTGGATCAACCACGGAAACGTTCGACGCACATATCGTCGGCTTGTCAAGGGAAGTGAAGAAAGACAACTTCCTTATGACGGAAATCACCCTCAAACTGACGGGTGAAATCTAATGGCGTTGTTTCAGAAAGGCACACCCCTAGCGTTGAAGCGTATCAAGTTCAAGCTAGGCGATGACTGCTATATCAACTTGCGGGAGCTTTCATCCAAAGAGCTTATTGAGTTCCAAAAGGCAATGGGTGATAAGGACACAAGCAATCTTGAGTTTGTCTACAAGCTCATTGCGTCTTGTGCCGTGGCCGACGATGGAAAGCCGATCTTTGACGGCCCGGATGATGTACGGGACAATTTCGACGTGGGCCTATCCAAGCTCATTGAAATTCAGAAATCAATTCTCTCCCTCAGTGGACTAGACGACAGAAAAAACTGACAGAGACAGAGCGAGTTATCTACTCGCTCTGTCTACAACTCGGCTTCCCACACCCCGATTACTTGTATCCATATCTTTCTAGCTCACAAGTCAATGACTGGCTAGATTTCCACAAGACGCACAACATTCATTTTGACCGTGCCGATACGTTCCACTCGCAACTACTGGCGATGTTCTTTAACACGCACAAGCCAGAGGATCATAAGGCACTTACTCCGCTCGATTTCATTCCGTGGCGAGAGCAACCGGAACTTACTCCCGATGAACTCAAGAGAAAGCTAGGTTTCACGTCTAAATAGGACGTATGGCAAAAATTGCAGAGCTAGATATTTTGCTTCGTGGCAACACGAAAAACCTAGATGGAGCGTTAGACAAAGCGGGTGCCGGTGTATCGAAGTTCAAGGACAAGGTTTCCAAAAGCACAAGTGAAGCTAATGCACGTCTTGGCACGGTTGGCAACTCACTTGGTGGGCGGCTTGGCAGTGCATTAGGTGCCGTTACGTCATCAGTAGGGAGTGTCTTTTCCTCTCTTGGCCCGATGCTTGCGGGTGTGGCATCCACTGGTATCGGTGCGATAGTGATAGCTGCCGTAGCTGCTGCTGGCTCTGTCTTTGCACTGGCCGGTTCTCTCGTCTATCTCGGCAGCAAACAAGCGGACGTGATAGCCAATTTACACAAGACGGCCCAAACTCTCGGCTTCACTACGGAACGCTTTTCCGCTCTGGCATCCACAAGCGGCATGGAAGTAGAACAATTCGGACAAGCTACCGGCAAACTTCAAGCACAATTAGTCGATGCGGCCCGCAACGGTGGTGAGACAGCGGCGGCACTAGGCCGGGTGGGGCTTAATGCTCGCCAGCTTGTAGACATGGCTCCCGATCAACAGCTACGGGCTATTGCCGGTGCGATGGGGAACATAAGCAACCAAGCCGAACGGCTTCGCCTTGCACGCCAGCTATTCGGCGAAGAGAGAGGTTTCGATTTCGCTCGTTTGCTTGGCAGAGGTACACAAGGGCTGGACGAAGCCGAAGCCCGTGCTAGGCGGTTTGGCCTAGTCATCAGCGACAGCCAAGCCGAGATGGTAGCCCGCTCCAATCGTGCGTGGGCAGATTGGTCATTAGGTCTTCAAGGCATCGGACGAAGCGTAGCCGTTATACTTGCTCCCGCATGGGAATTTGCTGGCAAAGTGCTTGGTGCGTTTTTCGGCAAGATAAGCCAGTGGGTGCGGGCCGCACTCCCGCACGTCGAAACCTTTTGGGAAATAGTACAGACTGTTATTGATGAAGTAATGGGCTTCGTGCAACCGGCTCTTGACTGGTTTGACGATGCCGTAAACAGCATCGGCAGTTGGATAGGCAGAATGCTATCTGACGTAGTGCCTATGGTGCGTCAAGGATGGAATATCCTTAGAGCCATTTTTTCGGCAGCGTGGGAGTTCATTAAAGCTGGCTGGGACAGCGTTATAACATTCGTCACCCCAATCATTCAAGGCTTCGCTACACAAGTGCAAGGGTGGTTCGCCGCACTCGGCAGC